TGATGCGTTGTGTTCTTTTGCGCTTTCCAATTTTGATTTTGTTAAATCAATTTGATAACCATTTTCTGTAATTTGGTCTTTATTATCACTTATTCTATCTTTAAGTAATAAGTTCATAGTGCTAAATACTTGAATATCAAGAAGGTCTTCAATAATGTCACGACGAGTATGTGCAGGTAATTCCATAAACGGAACATATGTTGCGCTGCCTAACACAACGATCTGATTAAAAGATTTGTAATTTAAGTTCAAGATGTTTTGCTCAAGATACGTTTGATAGTCTCTTGCTGCGGCATCTTGGTTCACAAGTTCATTATTTTTCCAAATCTCAAATATTGTTGGTTTAATACCACGGCGTATCATATAATTATTTAAACCAACTTGAAACCGTATTTCAACGACTGTTTCACGACCGTTAATGCTGTTAATTAATTGGTTTTTGTTAACTTTACGAAACGCTTTACCATATAAACCAAAAACGATAGCGTCAAGAAGAGTTGATTTACCGCTACCGTTTGTACCACTTATAAGTGTAGTTCTATTATCATTTAAAGATATGGTTGTCCATGCGTTACCTGATGATAATAAATTTTTATAACGTACTTCTTTAAATTGTATTTTCATCCTAGTTGTTGGGCCTCAATATATAATTCATCTATTAAATTTTGAATACTTACTTTATTTACTTTGGTATCTATTGACTCAATATATTGATGCAATATGTCCTTTGTGTCTTTTGTTTCGTCAAGAATTTCATCAACACCAGCATCTTCAAGATTAAGAGAATCTTCAATAGCCTTTACATCAACAGCACCAGCATCGGTAAGCTTATTCATAAACATATCATAAATATATGCGTTCGTTCTATTTTTTACTATAACTTTAATATATGAATTATTAATGTTAGTTAAATCTAAATGCGCAATATCTTCAATTGACATATCAGCGTCGTCGTAATCTATTTTGTGATAAACTGCAAACGGATTAAGTATCCATTCCAATTCACGAGTTTCGGTTTCAAGTATTCTAAATCCACGCTTACCTTGATAATCCGACCAAGTCATTTCATATGGTGCACCTAAATATGTTATATTATTATAAGACGACGGATGATGAAAATGCCCTGAGTAAACTTGTTCATAATGAGAAAATATATCTTTTGTTAAACCATGATCATTAATGGCGCCTTTTAACATTTCAAAACCCTGGATAGCAAAGTGTCCCATACATATATCAGCTTTTGACTCTGCTATAGATTTCATAATGTTATCTGAATTATTTTTTGTAATCCATGGTACCATTATAATATTAGTTGACCCAAATGTCAATTCTTTTGCTTCATCACAATATATATGGAAATTTGAATATTCTTGAAGCAAAAGATTCATTGAATTGACTTCGTTGGTATTTGTGTAATACACGGAATGATTACCAACAATTGCATGGTATTCAATATTACGTTTTGCAAGTTGGTCAAAGAACATTTTCTTTGCCCTATCAAGAGTTACGTAATTAACGAATTTTCTTCTATCAAAAGTATCACCAAGATCAAGCACAATTTTAATATTGTGTTCGTCAATATATGGAAAAAAGATTTCGTTAAAAAACTTTTCCTGGTGATCAAGAAATACTTTTGAATCACCTCGAACACCAAGGTGCATATCTGTAATAATTGCTATTTTCATTTATTTTTATTCTTATTTAATTTTTCTTCAAAATCTTCAATAAAGCTATTAATATAATCAGCGTTTGTATTTAGATGCAATTGCACTTCATTTGATTCGTATGTAGCTCCTTGAGCAACCATATTATGAGATGATTTAAATCTAATGTACATTTGTTTCTTTTCTTTTGCAATACGTCTAAGAAAAGCATACCAAATAATTTGTGTAAAATATGCAAACGGATTTGATGATTTGTTTGGATCAAAATTGTTGATATAAAGAAGACAGTTTTCAATACCGTCCATAATCATATCGTCTTTATAAGTGTAACCTGAGAAATTTGGTTTTGTTGCCAAACGATTCGATATTTGATATATACATTCTCCAATATAGTCAGGAACTTTTGGCGGTTCATCTCCTTGATCTTCTGCATCTCGTATTTGTTTTTTATATTCTATAAGAGCCGCTAAAAGATCAGGATTATTGACGTAGTTACGTTTTGCTCTTCGAGCCATACTACTCTCCTCATTATTTGCTTATTGATTTTATTCTAATACTAAATATCATAAATGTCAACAATATAATAGAAAAACTTTTTTTATTTTTTGTTCATTTTTTTGTTGACATATCCTCTAGATGTGTTATAATCAGAATTAATATTCTGGGAGTTATGGATATATAGTTTATTCTAAAGGTATTGTATATATTTTAAACGGAAATGATTCTTCAGAATATATTTCAATACGACGTTTAAAATGATTTAAAGTATAATTTGTAAATGATCCTATGGACAAATCATCAGCAATATCATAAAGAGTTGCACGATCAGAATCAGAACCTTTACGTAAAGATCTTCCAATTGATTGTAATACTTTAATTTCAGATTTAGAACCTGAAGCAAAGATTACGTTATCAAGTCTTTTAATATTAACACCAGTTGAGAATACACCATATGATGCGAGTATATCATGACGTTTTATTGGATCGTTTTCAACTAAGTGTCTAATTTCTTCACGATCAGTTCCTTTCACCCCACCATATACAAAGTGTAAGACACGATCGTCTCTCCGAAGGAGTGGTTCTAATACTTTCCCGTGTTTTTCAACCAAGTCAAATAATACTAAATTATTTTGATCTTTTAAAGACCATAATAGATTTCGAATGAAAAGATTTCTTTTTTCATGATTAATAATATATTCTCGTTCAGCAGGATATTTTTTCTGCTTTACTTCTATTGAATTCATTGCTTTACGAAATTGTTTTTTCTTATCAACAGGATGAGTAAGTACTAATGCTTTTACTTGAAAATTAGCGACAGTACCTTCATCAATAAGGTCTTTTGTACTTACGTATTTCTTAACTTTTCCAAAACAGCCTTCGAGAACAAGTTGATGTGTTTTACTTTCTTCTGATTTAAGAGTACCTGTAAACCCATGTCTATATTCGCAATTGACTAATTTTTCCATAATTGTTGTAAGAGATTTTGCTTGAAACAAGTGTGCTTCATCGCCTAATACAACACGGAATTGATCGAACCAACTTTTTGGTTGTTTAATTAAAGATTGCCACGTTGATATAACAATAGGTGCTGAAGTATTTTTATCTATACCACCTTGTATTTTATAAATTAAACTTTCGTCACAACCATAATCAACAAAATCACCAGCCATTTGATGGACTAGTGATATAGTCGGTACAATAATAAGAGTTCTATGACCGAAGGCCTGATAATAGTGTTGCTGTAGCAAATATATGATGAGTGATTTACCAGAAGACGTTGGTGATAAAGATAAAGAACGATCGTTACGAATTGCGTTTACAATATAATCGTTTTGATAATCACGAGGAGTAAATTTGCAACCTATTTCTTCTGCAATTTCATAGCCGTAATTATCAGGCACATTTTCTTTCTTTAACATTTCTTCTGGGACGTTTAAAGTATACTGACGATCTTCGCAAAATTTTTGTAAATAACTCATAAGACCAACATACAGCGTTGGGCGTATAGGTTGATACATGCGAATATAACCATCCCATACTCTTGATTTAAATTTTGGAGAAAATTGGTAACCAGGTGGACGAAAAGAAAAATAATTCATTATTTCTTGACGAACACCAGGGTCAGCAGTAACTTTCATATGAACCGAGTTTATTGGTTCAACGTTCACTATGTCATTCATACTTTTATATCTACAAATTCACCTTGTGTATATGCAGGAATATCTTTATCGTAACGTATATCGGATTGTTTCCTTAACATATTTATCTCTTTTGCTCGTTCTTCAATTTCTTTCCATTGTTTTAATTTAACTTCGGTACGAGACGCCGCCTCTACCACCCTGACTCTATCCTTTTCAATTGGCGGTGTAATGTGTTCGCTATTTGCATATACATTAGGATGTCCGTACTGTGATGCTTTGATGGTTTGATGTACATCAAATGGCATACCTGTTGATGGTACTTTCATTTTAGCCTCCTGCTTGAAACTTGACCCAGTCAATCATATTTTTAATAATAAAATTTCTATTATTTATCTGTCTAACAATATTTTCTAAATATTTCCCGCGTTCTTCATGTAATGATATTTTGAGACTTAGTTCTATAATATCTTTATCGCTTTGAATATATCTATCTAAATCGTTACGTAATACTTTAAGCGCAAAAGGTTTCCAACCACGATCTCGTAGTTCAAGCTCATCCATAGACCCATTATAATATTCGGTTTTTACTTTTTCAAGTTCTGTTAGATCGGATTTTAGTTTTCGTATTTTTAATGCTTCGCGGTAGTATAGATTATAATACTTATTGTGTAATTCAGGAATGCGGCTTGATTCTCTTGAAAGATTTGTTTCATCAATTTTGCAATCCTGAGCCCACAACTTGTTGATTTCGTCTATATCCATTATGCACTTCTCCATTGTATAGCATTTTTTACTATTCTATCACAGAAATAGAGAAATGTCAATTATTTCTTTTCATTAGCCTCAGCAAGTACCATTGCTTCGTACTCGGCACGGTCAACAACACCTTCGTTTAAAAGACGTTCGCGGTTTTTCATATGTGCCGCTTGAACTTCCTCTTTTGAACCACCAAAGTAAGGAACACAATGTCCTTCTTCAATCATAATCTCTGTAACCAAACGACCATCTGCCGCGCGGAAATCGCCAAGAATACGACCAAACTTACCTTTCATATCTTCACCGTCTTTGTCTTCGGTTGTGATAAGTTTAGCGTCTTTTTCTAATAGAGAATAAAGTCTATTCTTGGCTGCAATGCCGAATAATTTTTCCACCCGATCAGATGTTCTTGACTCAGGTGTATCAATCCCCATGATACGAACCCTTTCGTCTTTTAATTGAATTTTAAATCCTAGATCAATGTCTACGTCAACAGTGTCACCGTCAACTACTTTAACTACGTGTACATCGTACTCGTTTTGATTTGAGTTTGCCAATTTTTTAATTCCTTATAACTGTGTTATTTTTAAATCCCTAAATATAAAATTCACAGTTGCTTGAGGATACACAACATCCGTTTGTGTAGTATCAAGCTGAACATCGGACAAATTCGAGGGGAAACAATCAACAAAATCCATTTGAATATTAGGATTTTTATGGCTGTTCATAATTATTATAGATATGTCTGTTAGTAATCCATCATTACTATCTTTTAAAGTGTCGTATTGTGTAAAGTTTTCTGGGAAACCTAAAGCTTTTATCCAGTTAAAAACTTCAATATAATTGTTCATTGATTCGTCAATAATAAATGATAGAGGTAAATCACCATATGATACTCTATCTCCTGGAACAGGAATTAACTTAAATGGAGTGGGTTGGTCGACCAACTGCAAGTTAAGAGACGGTATGACAACGTTTTGTGTAAAAAATTGTACATTTGGCAATCTGCTAACTGTAACTACAAACTCTAATGGCGACATAAAATTTGTTATCATAACATCTTTCCTATTGACATTTCTTTCTAAATATGATATGTATATATTTATAAGGAATGAAAAAAGGAATCAGTCATGACTCAGTTCGATAAATCAAAATTCACATATCACGGTGGATATCTTGAGTACACAGGTACTTACGAAGGCCAACCTACATGGGATCAAGTTGCACCTAATTGCCACCCATCTCGAGTAGGTATGCCAAAAGAACTGTTTATCGCTCGATTTAAATATAAAGGACCAATTACAAAAGCAAAATTTGTAAAAGAGCTTTGCAAATCATTTACTGTTGAAGAATATGTTGAAGCACGCCAACAAGACGGTATCAATGGTTCTCCTCTTATGATTTTAAAAAATAAAAATCCTAATTGGTATGATAATATCATGTCAAAACAAGGATAATTTAATTGACATTTTTTTCCTCGTGGTATAGAATAAATATACGATGAGGAGAAAAAACAAGAAACCACCGCAACTCATTAATCCATGTATAAACATTTGTAAAATTGATCCTTTTACAAATGTTTGTATAGGTTGTAAAAGAACTCAGAAGGAGATTTCTGAATGGTTTTGGATGGACGAAAATCAAAAGAAAATAATAATGAAGAAACTCAAAAACCGATAATTGATGACCCTTGTGATGACGTAACTCCTTGGTTAGGGAACTTGTTGAATAAAGAGAAAAAATAATATGATAAAATATATTTTTGATATTGATGGTACTCTTACTCCGTCAAGACAACCAATGTCACAGGATTTTAAAACTTGGTTTGAGCATTTTGCAACACGCAATGCAGTTTACTTTGTAACTGGTTCAGATCGAGATAAAACAATTGAGCAAATTGGTTTACCTCTTTACAGTCTTGCCATGTGTGTGTATAATTGTTCTGGAAATGATATATGGCAACAAAGCAAAAATATTTATAGAAACGAATGGAAACCGTCTAAAGAATTATTAGAATTTTTTGACGGATGGTTACAATCAAGTAAATTTGAACTACGTACAGGAAATCATATTGAAGAACGCCCTGGTTGTGTAAACTTTAGTATAGTAGGACGTAATGCAAGTTACGAAGATCGTAAATTATATATAAAATATGATACTAATAATCGTGAGCGTGAAACAATAGCACATATAATTAATAGTGAATTTGATAATATAACAGCAACTATAGGTGGTGAAACTGGAATAGACATTGCACCAACAGGGTGTGATAAATCTCAAATTCTTAATTACTTTTCAGACAGTGATATTATTTATTTTTTTGGTGATAAAACTGAACAAGGTGGTAATGACTATCCTTTAGCAAGAAAATTAAAATTTCCAAACCAAGTTTATCAAGTTAAAGATTGGAAAGATACGTGGGAAAAATTAAAAAGGATTTCTGGTGAATGATTGTAGGATTTACTGCGTCCGCGTTTGATTTGCTTCATGCAGGACACGTACAAATGTTAAGAGAAGCAAAAGAACAATGCGACTATTTGATATGTGGGCTTCAGATGGATCCTAGTATTGAAAGAAAAGAAAAAAATGCTCCAATTCAAACTATTGTTGAAAGATATACTCAACTTAAAGCAATAGGATATGTTGACGAAATCATTCCATATTGTTCTGAAGAAGATTTAAAAGATATATTAACGCTATATAATATTGACATTAGAATATTAGGAGATGAATATAAAACAGAAGATTTCACAGGTAAAGATATTTGTAGATCAAGAGGAATAGAATTATATTTTAATAAAAGAGACCATAGATTTAGTACAAGCGATCTTAGAAAGAGAGTATGCAATGAATGAAGGATATACACAAAAACAATGGGACTATGTAGTTGGATATGGTAAGGTGCCGCCTGAATACCAAAGATATGATATTAATGTTACCGCAAACAAAACAACGGAAGGGCCATTTAAGAGTGCATTTGAATCTGACACTGAAGGAGTTATTAGGCGTGAAATAATTACTTATCGTATGCGAAACGGAATGATGATTAAAGAAGAAGCAAGTCGTGATTATTACAAGGACGGTGATTATCATGATACACAAAATACAAAACCACTACCAGCGCCATGAGTGATAAAAAGTGGACAGAAGATTCTGATATGTTAATAAAATTGCATAATTATGCAAGTTCTTTACAACAACATGACCCAGAATCTGGACAAGAATTAAGACGTATTGCTGATAGATTTAGCGAACTTATAAAAAACGCATATACCAGGAGACATTGGTGTAATGGAAATGAAAAATAAAGACAATGATCTAAACAATGATCCAACGATTAATGAACTTAAAAAAATATTTAACGATCATGGATTAAGTTTTTATATAAAAAAAAGAAAAGGCTCAATTGCAAAAGTACATATTGCTATAAAGGAAGAAGAATAAGTTTTCATATAAATAAAAGGTGATTTGATTTTCCTGTATTATGAATATAGTATGCCATTTATAATATAGGAGAAAATAACATGGCATCTAAAAGTTTGACACCAGATTCAATCTATGCTCATTTAGATACTGATGGCGATGGTGTTATTACAGACGAAGAAATGGCCCGTGCAAAAGAAATTGCTGAATGGGAACATAAAAAGAAAATGCAAGAGAATGAAGATGCAAAAGAAGATCAAATTCGCCAGATGGCATGGTTTGCTCTTTGGGGAATGCTTTTATATCCAGTCCTCATTCTTGTCACAAGCATCTTTGGTGTTGATGATGCTGCAGGTTTAATTGGTGATATTGCTCCAACTTATTTTGTTGCAATTGCCGGCTTGGTCGCAGCATTCTTTGGTGCAAATGCCTACTCAAAAGGCAAAAATGGTTCATCAAAAGAAGGCTAATTATATAAAATATATAAATTTATTAAAGAAGGGTTTTTAGCCCTTCTTTATTTTTTAGTTGACATTTACTTAAGAATCAGATAGATTAGTAATTGAGAACACTTTGAGGAATATTATATGTCAGTAGAACAATTCAAAATCTTAACTGCACGCCAACACGTTCGAGAACGAATTGGTATGTATATGGGATCAAGTGCTAAAGAAGACATTGAACGTTTCATTCTAGGAGAATGGAAAACAGCCAAGTATGTTCCTGCTCTGTCAAAAATGATTGACGAAATACTTGACAATTCAATTGATGAAGCAATTCGTACAAACTTTATGTATGCAAATCGTATAAACGTATCCGTTGATAATAATAAAGTAACCGTTACTGATAACGGTCGTGGTATACCACAAGAAAAAGTATTTGATGAAACAACTCAAACAAACATCAACCGTGCGACGGCTGCTTGGACAAGAGTTAACGCAGGTACAAGCTTTGATGATGAACGTGTTACGATTGGTACTAACGGCGTAGGTTCAGCCGCAACAAACTTCTTGTCTTCAAAATTTACAGGACGTTCGTGGAGCAACGGCGATCAAATTACTGTCACTTGTAAAAACGGCGCAGAAGAAATTAAAGAAGCTTATAGTAAAAAAGAAGGCAACGGTACAGAGGTTTGGTTTATTCCTGACTTTAGTTTATTTGAAGTTGACAGTCTTGATGATCTTGACACTGTTGCTTTACTTGAAGATCGTCTTATTAGTTTACAAATGGCATTTCCTGAAATTGCGTTTTCATTTAATAAGCGTCGTATCAAAGTAAACAATCTGAAAAAATATTCAGAATTATTTGGTGAAGAAGCAATCATTGAAAAAACACATAATCTTTCTTTTTTGATTACATCTTCTGAAGACGGTTTCCGTACGAATTCGTTTATAAATGGTGTAAATACACGTCAAGGCGGATCGTATGTTGATTTTATTATAAATGGTATTGTTGACGAACTTACAGTTATGATTAAGCGTAAATACAAAATTGAAGTGGTTCGTTCAACGATTAAGAATGGTCTTACTTTTGTGATGTTTGCACGTAATTTTACAAATCCTAAATTTGATTCACAAACAAAAGAACGTTTAACAAATCCTATGAGTAATGTTAAAGAACACGTAATTGCATCTGAAATTCGTGAAGTAGACTATTTTGCTCGTAAAATTCTTAATACTCCATCTATCATTGATCCTATAATTGAAGCTCAACTTGCAAAGAAAATTGCTGCGGATAAACGTGCTGCTACACTTGCACAGAAAAAACTTCGTAAAGTAAAAGTAGCAAAACATATTGCAGCTAATACACAAGATGCAACATTAAAGATTGTTGAGGGCGACTCGGCAATGGGCTTCCTTCTCAAAGTACGTGATCCAAATAAGGTAGGCGCTTATCCTCTTCGTGGTGTGATTATGAATACTTGGGATATGAAACCTGCCGATGTTCTTAAAAACAAAGAACTATCAGAATTAATTTCAGTTCTTGGTCTTGATATTACAAATCCAAATTCAGTTGACGATATGACATATGAAAACATTGCTACTTTAACTGATGCTGACCATGATGGTATTGGACATATTAGTCCATTGTTAATTGCTTTCTTTTATAAGTTTTGGCCTCGACTTTTAAACGAAAAACGAGTTAAGATTACTCGTACTCCAATTATGATTTCAACTAAAGGTAAAGATGTTAAATGGTTCTATACATATAAGGAAGCATCTGAATTTAAATCAGCTCAAGATGGTTGGAAACATCGTTATATTAAAGGTCTTGGTTCTTTACAAGAAGACGAATATCATACTATTATTAATCAACCTCAATATGATGTTGTAACTGTTGACGATGCAGGTATTTTCCAAATGATGTTTGGGCGTGATAGTCAACTTCGTAAAGAGTATATGTTTGGATGATTACTTGGTATGACATATTTGCTTCAATCATATTTGCTTATTTTATTTTAAATTTATTTTTTATTCCATATATTGGACTAATCCTATCGTATTTTATTTATGAAATGTGGCTTGTATATTGTAAGTTAAGATTGACAATGCAAGAGTAATGTGATAGTATATATAGAATAACGAAAAGGAATCACTATGAACGTACTTGATTTTACTCAAGAAAAAAATGAATATCCAATTTCAAAGGTTGCAGCAAATGAATGGTTATCGTTTGCTATGTATACTGTTGAGAGTCGTGCTATTCCAAATATGATTGATGGATTAAAACCAGTACAAAGATTTTATCTATATTCTTCATTATTAAATTCAAAGAAAGATTTTAAAAAGGTATCAGCAGTCGCCGGTATTATTTCCGATTATGGATATAATCATGGTGAGGCTAGCGCTGCAGGCGCAGGTCAGCTGATGGCGGCCTCCTGGAATAACAACATTTGTTTGGTCGAAGGTCGAGGTTCTTTTGGAACTCGATTGGTCCAGGAGGCCGGCGCTCCGCGTTATGTCTATACTCGAGTTCATGAAAATTTTAATAAATACATCAAAGATCTTGATTTGTCACCAGCACATGAAGATCCTGAACATGAGCCACCTGCATTCTATCTTCCTGTAATTCCTTTAGTACTCGCAAATGGAACTAAAGGAATTGCTACTGGTTTTGCCACAAACATCCTTCCACGATCGCCTGCCGCACTTTCTAGTGCCTGTCGTGAATACATATTGAGTGGTAATATAGCTAACAGGCTTCCAGTGACGTTTCCGGATTTTAAAGGTACAGTAAACTATAACGCTGAAGAAGATAAATTTACAGTTCTTGGTTGTTTTGAAAAGAAGAGTAAAACAGTTCTTGAGATTACTGAGGTACCATATGGGTATGATCGTGAGTCATACGTTAAAGTCCTTGATGATCTTGAAGATAAAGGTGATATTGTATCTTATGAGGATATGTGTGATAAAACAGGTTTTAGATTTGAGATCAAACTCAAACAACAAACAAGTTCAGCATGGCCTGACGAACGCATTATTCGTAAGTTTAAGTTATCAAAACCTTTAACTGAAAATTTAACAGTTATTAATCATGAAGGCAAACTGCGTGATTATAAAGACGAGCGTTTATTAATCAAAGACTTTTGTGATTATCGAATTGGTATTTTATCTAAGCGTATTGAAAAACGTAAAGCCGAGATTGAATCTGAAATTGGTTGGTTACAAGTTAAAATGGAATTTATTCAAGCAGTACTTGATGATAAGATTATATTTAAGAATCGTAAAAAAGCAGATGTTGGAAAGCAAATTCTTGAACACACGAATGCGCTTAAAGATGACGTAGACCGTTTGTTGCGTATTAATATCATAAGCTTAACAGACGAAATGGTAAAAGAGCTTGATAAAGAAATTAAAGCTGCTATTAAAGATTTTAAATATTGGGAAAAAACAACCGCAAACGAACAATTTATTCTTGATCTTGATGCGGTATGTGAATAATGTTTTACGTTACATATGATAAACCAAAAAAGATTTCTAATTCTTTAATGGATAAAATGATTATATTTGCGTCGGACTTTCTTCAAATTGATGGCGAATTAGAAATATATTTTGATGGTGAGTTTAATAATGATTGCTGTGGTTATGTTGAATATGAACCAAATGATAATGAAATACTTATGTATATCAATCCGTCATTAAATAAGAAAGATATAATCACAACGTTTTTTCATGAAATGGTTCATGTGAAACAATACTTACACAATGAATTAAAAAGCGGTATTGGTAAATTACCATCAAGATGGAAAGGAAAAAAATATAACGTATCATATTACGAATCTCCTTGGGAGGTTGAAGCATATGAATACGAAAAAATTATGTCTGATATTTTTAAACAAGAAGGATTTATGTAAATGCCAAATTGGTGTATGAACGACGTTCTTATTAAAGGACCTACATCTAAAATTGAAGAATTATATAATAAAATAGAAAAGTCTGATGGTTTATTTGAAGTGATGGTTCCTATTGGTGATTGGGATTATAATACAGCAGTTGATAAATGGGGTGTAAAATGGGATGCAAGCCCAGAAAATTTAGTATTAGAAGAAGATGGAGATGAAGCATATATTTCTGGCACCATAGATACTGCTTGGGGTCCACCTATTCAAGTTTTTGAAACTTTTAGTATTGAAAATCCCGACTTAATTGTAGAACTAAGATATTTTGAACCAGGAATGTGTTTTATCGGATGGTATATTGATAATGAAGATGAATACTATGAATATGATCCAAACGATATTAAAACGTTAGATAGTATACCTGAAGACTTAAAAGATCACTTTAATTTATATGAAGAAATTTCTTTTTATGATAATGATGATGACGAATACGAAGATTAAATGAATATTACAGTTTCACTTGATCCTACATATAATTACTTAATAGAAAAATTTGTAAAATTTTTGTGTAAAGAATTATGTATTATTCCACGTTCAATTTTTATTACAGAATATGATATTAAAGATAGCTATGGAATGTGTATAGATGAGAGTGAAGGCAATTATGTCATACTTATTGATTGTAACCGCGATCTTGAAAAAGTATTCACTACAGTTTCTCACGAAATGGTGCACGTAAAACAATATATGACTCAAGACTTAGGATACCTTTTAGATAAACATAAAGATATGCCTTATAAAGATCGGTGGTGGGAAAAAGAAGCCTATGAAAAAGCTGTTCCTCTTTTGGAAAAATTTACAAAGGTCATATAAATACGTTTATGTTTAGAGCACACAAAGAAATTATTTGGCACTTAACATGTTCGGCTTGTAATGGATGGTTTACTTATGCCACAATGGAACAAAATCTTTGTATTGATAGATACGTTTTTCACTGTCCACATTGTGGTAAAAAAGGACTAGGTAAAGAAGACAAGTTAACTTGAACTTGTAAGGAGCTAAATTATGATACCAAAGATCGTTCATACGACTTGGTCTACAAAAAATATACTTAATAGTAATTCTATTCTTATTCAAAACGGACTTAAAAAAATAATTGAACTAAATCCAGATTGGGAAGTTCGAGTTTATGATGATTATGATATAGAACAATATCTTAAAGAAAAATTAGGATTAGATTATGATCTTGTTAAGGATGATCATATTGTTGCAAAATCCGATATTTGGAGATTATTAAAAATATATATCGAAGGTGGTTTGTATGTTGATGTAGATCGTCTTTGTAATATACCCCTTTCGTCAATTATTGAAAAAGATACACGCTGGGTTCTACCAACTTATAAAGACTCAGATTTTTCTCAAGACTTTATGTTAAGTGTTCCAAACAATACTACTTTTAGAGATGCAATAGGTTTAAATCTTTGGAGAAGAAAACAAGGTTATCGCCACGTTTATTACTTAGGTCCACAAACATATATGCATGCCGTTTCTAAATCAATCTTTGGTGAACAAGCAGATACAAACCCTGGTATTGAGTTTTTTGATAGCTTTCGTAAAATTGTTAAAGAAAATCCATTTTTAGTTACATATCGTGAAGATCCTCCTTATGATACAATATTATATCAGAATGGAATTAGTGAAGGACATGAAAAAATGAAAAAAGATCTATATAAAGAATTTAATATGTCACATTGGACTGGAGAATGGTAAAATAACTATTGACATTTGGCTGCGAATCAGATAGATTATATATATCAAATGGAAAGGAACATACCAATGGGTACATCATCAATGATCGGCATCTACAACAAAAAAGATGGTACAGTCACTGCTTCTTATTGCCACTACGATGGCTATCTTGCTTATAACGGTCGTATGTTAGTAGAAAACTATAACAGCCAATATGATGCAGAAATGGTTGCCAAAGGTGGTTACATTTCCGGTTTAAAAGAAGACTACCTTGAGTCTCGTCAAGAAGCTGTTCATAATGATCCTGCAATGATTTATGACTCTGTGGATGTATTTCTTCGCTGCGGTGATCGTAGCACTGGTGCAGATTATCTTTATATCTTTGATGGTACTGCATGGTTCTACACTGATACTTATACAAACCGTAAAGATCGTCGTTTTGAAGAAGTTGAAATGAACTTGGAAGGAGCAGCCTAATGAAAAGCTTACTAATAGATTTCGTATCTGCATCTATGTCGGCAGTGGTGGTTATTGGCTTGATCTTTCTTAGCGTAAATGGAATGTTTTAATAAGGATAAAAAATATGCTTGAATTTATTACACCAGAACTCTTATCTATTACTATCATCGCAATCTGTGGTGGAATGATTGGTTATATCATTGGATACAACCACGGATCAAAAGATGCTAGTAAAGCGTGGAAATCTGCTTACGAAAATAAACTATAAATTAAAAGTATGCTCCTGTAGCTCAGTTGGTCAGAGCAGAGCGCTCATAACGCTTTGGTCCTTGGTTCAAGTCCAAGTGGGAGCACCAAATTAAATGGATCCTTAGCTCAGCAGGATTAGAGCAAGTGCCTTCTAAGCACTAGGTCGTGGGTTCGAGTCCTACAGGATCCGCCAAAAAAATAAATGCCCTCTTGGTGGAATAGGTAGACACCAGAGACTTAAAATCTCTTGCTCATATGAGCGTGCCGGTTCGAGTCCGGCAGAGGGCACCAAAAGTTTATATTAATGAAAGGAAAAATATTATGCAAAAGAAACAAACAACTACTATGATTTTGAATAACAAAAAAACATCAATTGGTAGGCGTAATATAAAGTTTTCCTCAATGAACAAATCAAAAAAACGTAGCTATAAAAAATATAGAGGACAAGGATAATACCTAATAATTATATATGTGGATTTTAGTTTTTATATACATTTACGCAAATGAGCCGTATGTCATTAAATACGGTTCACACAGTAGTATGTACGAGTGTTTTTTTGCAAGAGAAAGTTTAGGAAAAAAATTATCTGGAAATGCTGGCTATTTTTTAGAAGGTTCACAAGCAATTTGCATATATAAGGAAACAAAAAATGAGTGAGTTTAAAAGAGGAATATTTAACACGCTTGGAAACAGTTCGTTTTATTTAGCAATCATATATACAGTTGGACATATTGTTATTGCAGCTACATGTAATTATCTTATTACTGGTGCCGCAATTGAGCTTGCCGCGGTTGATGCAATAGTTGAACCAATAGTAAATGGCTTTTGGTTTTATTTCTTACATAAATTCTTTTCATTACAAAAATAACTATTGACATTCTCTTGCGAATCAGATAGTATAGTTATATCAATGGAAAAAAGGAATCACCATGAACTTGACATTTTTTGAACAAACTCCACAGGAACGTGCTATCGCTAGCTTTGGTCGCCGCATGATGTGGTTCTCTGAATCAGGTGAGAATATGAATGTTCCATTAGAAATTCTTAACGCATTTAGTCGCGTAGGAGAAGAAATGGCTGAAACCGGTTCAATGAAAAATTTAACAACTCTTGATAAGCAAGTAATCAAATACGCGAAAAAGGTGTTGTAATATGTGGATCTTAGTTATACTAAACGGCGTGTTTGGATCGGACGAAGTTAAAATGACTTACTATGATTTGTATCAAACAGAGATGCAATGTAATATTAATGCAGCTGTTCTTGAAACCGCATTCACACAAAAAGAAAAAGCAATTTGCATAAATAATAGTTGACATTCTATATGGAATCAGTTATATTAATAATATAAGGAATGAGGGAATTGGCCAAGACGCTATCACCTTCGGGTAAAAAAGCATGACGGTAACGAACCTCAATCCTTTATATCTGGTGAATATACCGCCCGTGAAATACCGGTGACGTGAAAACCAGATATTCAGAACGGTAATGAGAGGTTCCAAACCCTCAACCACTAAAGTGGTAAAAATGGATTAAAGAGATTTATCGTTTGACGTAGCCTGCGCGTCGTTAGTAAACAAGGTCGGGCAAGAATATATGCTTTTAATAAGGCAACGATTGGTCCTCACTTAGGGTGCTGCAACATCCGAAGGCCATTTGCAGATGGTAGCAAGGTTCGATTCCTTGGTTGCCTTATTAAAACTCGGTGTAGCTTAGTCTGGCTGAAGCGCCTGGTTTGGGACCAGGAGATCGTAGGTTCGAATCCTACCACCGAGACCAATACTAATTATTTTTCATTTTGCTTGAGTTATATGTTATTGCATGAACTGGTAGAGAGGGAGGCACCTAGGAAGGCCTCCCTTTTGATATAAATACATATTTGAATTATAGGAGTTAATAATATGGAAAACGAAATTTTAATAGAAAAAATGAAAGTTATACTTTCTTCCGCTTTTT